CCGCCGTTGTCCGGGTGGTTTGCTTTCAATAACTCTTTGTAAGTACTCTTTAATTCGTTGTAGCTCTTTACATTTTTAAAATATTTGCTCATGTTGTTTCCCTCTCTTTCTTCCTGTGCTTCATTTGATACTTGTATTATATTAAATATAAGGCACAAAAACAATTGACATAATATACAAAATATAAGGCACAAAACATAGTTTTACTTGTGAAATATGTATAAGGCACAAAATCGCATGAAACATTATATAAGGAAAGAAAACTTTTCCTTGACTTATAAGGCACAAAACATTATAATGATAGCAAACAGAGAAAGAGAGGTGCAGAGCATGGAACGTAAGACAACAGAAGCAACAAGGCACGCAATCTATAGATATGATGATAAGTTTGAGCGTGTTAATTGCAGATTTGCAAAAGGCACAAAGGATCGCATAGAAAAGCTTGGATACAAGAGCGCAAACGACTTTATCAAACTTGCAGTAGCGGAAAAGCTGGAGCATGACGAAAAAATCTTGAAATAAGGCACAAAAAACTATTGACATATAAGGCACAAAATGTTATAGTATAGACAGATAAAAGAAATAGAGCA